GCAGAGCGTCGTTCGTCTCCTGCTCCACATAGTTTGGCAAGCCCAGGTTGTCGATGATGGTGTCCCGTATTCCCTTCTGCTGTGATAGATCCCAACCAGCTTTCTCGAAGAGACTCAGGATAGCCACTACATCCTGGGTGGCTATGGGGACAATAGGATCATAGACGATCCTGGGCATGGGTGTACCCTTCTCGAACTCGAAATGTGGGTTGAGGGCGAATAGCCGTCTGACTGCTTGGTTGTTGATCGACTCCTGGAAGCTCTGCAAGTTGGCTTCGACTGCTAGCGTGAAGTTGTCCGTCTTATCCCTGCTGAGAGCAAGACTGCCAGTTCCTCCCATCCCGAGCGCCAGGAACTCCGTGAACGTGCTCATGAGGATGGCTTTCGCCTCGGCCTCAATAGAACTGGTAATGTGGTTGACGATGTCGCCATTTGTGGACGGCTGCAGGAACCCTATCTTGATCGTGGGGTTCCCATTCTGGTCCCAGACTTGGGGGGTGATGATCCACTTCTGGGCATCTGTTGTGATGTTGGTCAGGGTCTCGACCAGGCTATTATAAGAGGCTAGAGCGGATTCTGCTTCGGGGGTACTCGGATCTATGAATGGGGCATTGCAGATATTTCCCGGCACCTCAGCCCACGGTATTCCCGCACCGCCTCTCTCTATAATTATATTTCTATAATCTTCAAGATATTTCTTAGTCCTCCAAGATCGCCATGCAGATCGCAGGACTGACCGGCCTTCTGGTGAGTCCTTGCCAGGGTCTGATCTGAGGAGGAGGATCTTCTGGATAGGGATAAATGTGGTTTTGTAGTCTGGTGCTGCCAGCTGGGTAAATCCCAATAGACGGGTTACGTCCTGGGGGTCGTAGTCCCAATGAAAAACGCTGTCCGGAGCCCGGTACGCAAGGTTGGACCATCCTATGAGGCCGTCATCGTACTGCGAGGACATCCGTTCATCTTCGTGATCTCCGGCTCGTTCCTTGTAGACGAGCTCCAGGGGGAGGAATCCGTACTGAGGCACCGCGCGGGCGGCTGTGGCTATGATGGTCTGCCAGCTGTGGGTCATGTCAGCCATGCATTCCTGCAGGAACTCCGCAGAGCCATTATCCTTGTTGGCATCGTCTACCGCATCCACCTTCCAGTGGGCGCGGCGGATGAAGACTGCGAAGGCGCTGAGGGCTGCTCCTGCGTAGGCGTCATTATCGCCCATCTCGGTGTAGGTCTTGAACAGGGCTTGACCCTGCAGCTGTGGGAGGAAGTCGCGTTTGATCCACCCCGGCATGAAGTACTGCAATCCTGAGCGCCCGTACTGCTGGCCAGCGAGCGCCCTTGGGCTCTGGATGAATTTCGGATAGATACCACCATTGGGGGCTGCTGGGGGCTGGGGGGATTGTGGCATGAGAGACTTCCTACTTGATGGGTACTTGATGCGGTTCTACAAAATCGATAACAAGAGGCTGTGATAGAAATTTAATCTTCGTTGGCAATTGTCACGTTGTTCTTCCAGCCATTGTCATGGACGTCATCGATCTCGCGGACAACACCTTCTGCCGAAATGGTGACGTTTGCCTCTGGGTCGTATTGCTGCAATATGGCAATCAATTCTTTGACTTTCATCGTTTTGCCCCCTTGTGCCGGTTGGTGCTCCGGCTCACTACCCGAAGGTTTCGCTTGCTGTTGGAACCGCCGTTGCTGAGTGGATTTTTGTGATCGGCTTCTTTGCCATCTCCGTGCTTGAGCCCTAGTTTCCTGCGGGCCGCATTGCGCTGTGCCCGTCGCTTGATCTGCTCGGGCTTGCCGTGGTACTCCCTGTATTCGGCCTCGTAGTCCCTGGCTTTCTCTTTCGCCAGAATGGCCTTCAGAATCGGTATGCGCATGATCATGAGGATCTACTTCCAGGGGGGGATTCGTTTAGCTCCGACGAACGTGAGCTTTGTGACCGGCTCTCTGTAGTTCAGTATGCCCGCCACACAGATCTCCAGGCTGTCCGGGCCGTCGTCGTGGGCTTTCGGGTTGGGCGCGGCCTTGAGCTGGGCAATCAGCTCGGGATAGACAGATGGCCAGTCGCTCCTAAAGCAAAGCTGGCCGTTGGCATAGTGAGGTTGCAGAGATCGTATCCTGTCCACCTTTGGCGCGGTGTTCCAGACGGTTTCGAAGGGAACTATCACGCCCTCCTCTTTCTGGCGCCTTTTCAGGTCCAGAACGAACAGGGAGTCCCCTGGTGCGCTCTTGGCGTGCCCCAGTGAGTTGGATTCTATGCGGAATAACTGATAACGATGTTGGACTTGCTTCTCAATGATTTTGGAGATGGACTTATCCTGGTTGTCTACCGACAGGTCGCAATCCCAGACCAGCCACCGGCCATCAGGCAAGACCAAAACGGTTATGAGACCGGCGTAGTCTGCGCCCCCTTCTGATGGATCCAGGGCTCCAAAAGCCTTGCAGGTCTTCGGGTCGACCTCGCTCGGGTTGATCTTGTGCATCAGGTCAGGATTGAAGATCTTGCCCGCCGCGTCTAAGGGCCTTTGCTGGTATAGAGCTTCCCAGTAGAACGGACCGACTGCTATCCTCCGACGATCAAGCCATTCTTCGGGAAATCGTGCGGGCCAGTACGAGCCGCCCACTTTCCGGCCTAACGGATCCGGGCCGCCTTCTGCTATAGCAGGAACGCTCAGGACTTCCCAGTCTTCGCCGTCTTCTGACTCCATCTCGGCCACCAGACGGCCTACTAGGTCGTCCTCTGCCCAGCGAGTCATAATGACTACTACAGCGCTGTTCGGAGCAAGACGGGTGTACAGCGTCGACCTATACCAATCCCAGATCTTGTCCTGGACCACCTTAGAAGATGCTTCTTCGGCGTTCTTGACCGGGTCGTCTATGATCGCTACCGAGGCACCGCGCCCGGTAATTGGGCCGCCGACGCCTGCTGCCGTCAAGCCTCCACGGTGGCCTTTGATTCCCCACTTCGAGACTGACGAGCTGTCGGTGGAGACGGATGTGCCCCAGAGAGTTGGACCCCATTCTCTCAGCGTCTCCCTGGCTATCCGGCTGAAATCGTATGATAGGTCCGCAGCATAGGTGCTGAGTATAACCTCTGAATCTGGGTTGCGGCCCAAGTACCAGGCAGGGAATTTCTTAGATGAAACCTCAGACTTCCCGCCCCTGGGCGGCAGGCAGAATATTGCTCTGTCACATCCTCCCTCGCCTCTGGTAGCGGCCTCGATCTCTTCCAACTTAGCACAGATCAGTTCAAGGTGTTTGGCCCTCTGCCACCTGCCCCCGCCGTCCAGCTCGAGGAAATCTAAGAGGTGCCGGGATGCTAAGACCTCTTTGGCCTTTCGCTCAAGCCCCCTTTTCTGGCGGGGCTTCAGCGGCTGCAACAATTGCTCTAAGCTGGGCATCGCTCAAATCCTCCAAAGCCGATGCCTTGCGGCTCTCGGGATCGTCCCCGGAAAGTTCTAGCTCCAGACGGGCACAATCAGAGAGCATCTTTGTACCCACCGGCCAATAGATTGATGCAGATCCCAGGGTGAGCTTGTGCTCCTCACCGTCCGATACTGCAAATTTATCCCCGAGGTTCACAGATAGAAGCTGCTTTGCCCGGAGCTTTCCGAGATTGACAACCTCTAGTGTGTCAACGATCTCTTGCACCGCCTCGTTTCGCTTCGCGTCGTGTTTCGCGGCCCTGATCTCTTTTCCGTCGGCGACAAGGTCTTTTAGATCCCATACGGCTATTTTGTATCGCCTGATGGTTTGATACAATTTTGGTTCGCCTAGATCGTCTGCTATCGCTCTGGGACTCTTTTTTTTCTTGAAAGATTCCTCTATGAAATCGATATGAGGAGCTAACTTTTCGAATGCCATAATAATCCCGATACAATGATACAAAATGATACAATCAAATGTCGCAAAAGAAAGGTGACTGGTCGGTGGCCAGGGAAAGGAGGGATCGAGGAAGCCCCAGCCACCGGGTTGGGACGATCATCTTGGTGACAGAAAACCTCTTTTCGGAGAGGCTGCCCTGAGCGCCTTCTCGACACGAATGGCTTCCTCGACGAAATCCAGGTCGTAGTTGCTCCATTCCTGGATGCACCTCCAGTCTATATCGCAGCGTCGCGGCATAGCAAAGTTCCTCTCAGAGCAGTAACAAGGAGCCCTCTTTGGCCATTGAAGACCAGAGGGCTAGCGTAGTCCTTTTTCCGCCAGGCCAATGAGGCGGTGCATGGGATGATTAGGATATTACGGGCGAAGCCATCCACCCAGGATCAACAGCAGCCGGTCGAACTCCGCCGTGCTGCCCTCGAGGCGGAGGCCTGCCTGGGTGACCGTGATTGCGGGTAGCCTTTCTGCTGCCCCTTCGTCCCACAAGTCGAGATCGATTATTCTGTCTGGCATGCTACCTCGTGCTTACGAAACCGGAAGACCTCGTCAGGCTCGTCGTCGTATAAGAACGGGAAATTGGGATGGCCGAACACACCACGGGGGGGCTCTTTCAGGTTCGGTGGAGATCAACATATACGCCTCTTTCCGATTACTCGATTAACATCAGAAATATTGATGCCCAATCTATTGGCTATTTCAGATCGGCTCATTCCACCACGGAACGGGCCTCTGCCATACATTTTTTTGATAATATCTATTGGAACGTCGTCCGCTCCTTTCCAGAAGGTCGCAGACCGACGGGTGTCAGCGTTCATCATCGATACCCCTTTTAGCATCTCCGACATGCTCCGAGATTATTATAGGGCCAGACACGCTCGGAGATCGTGTTTTTCGGTAGCGAACCTAGGCCCGGTTATAGATAGCTAATCGCACACCCCCGCTTTTAACGGGCGGTCTGGATTAATCCAGCCGTCATGCCCGCGACATCTTCCGCAGGAAATGTTTGGTGTAACGTTGAGTTTCCTTTGGCTTTTTGCCAAACGGCTTTCCATCATTCCAGATACGACAATCACAGAAAGCAAAACCTCTTTCATCGGGCTTGACTATCTGATTACATTCGGGGCAAGTGACATGACCCGTGGCCAATTCCACAACCTTGCCATAATCTTTTCCTGGAATGATTAGACATGCTAAACATTTATATTCGTTCCAAGCCTGATTTACCCCCCGAAAACCGCGGGATATACGACGAATCGGTCCATCTGTCGTCAGGGAGGATTTCATCACGTATAACGTCTGTCGATAATAATATATATATGAAATAGCACCAAATCGGTGCTAAAGTCTCAATCTGACCACCTTCTTCCACCCTACCCTTCGTTTGGAGAAATATTTCCCTTTCTCGTCTATCTCCATTTTTTCGACCAGACCCAACTCAGACATTTCTACCAGATCGTGTCGCAGTCGGCCCTCTGGTCGGCTCATCTTAGCCGCCAGGGTTTGCGTCGAGATGGCATGCTCTGGCATGTGTGTTAGTATCCGCTTCATCATGGCCGTGCTGGTCATGCGATCGCCCTCCAGATCTTGCGAATCCCATCCCGCCTAGATTCAACCAGCCCCGCCCTTTCCAGACGCCGGATGGAGTACCTGCAGACTTCGGCACTAGACCCAATGCCCTCTGCGGTGGCCTTCGCCGTCGCACCCTCTGGATGCTGTCGCAAGTACTCCATGATGCAATCTTGTAAATAACTCATCCCAGTATCCTCCTCGCTTTGTCGGTCAGCTCCCAGCTCACCAGCCTATACCCTTTCTCCCGGCGGACGTCTACCTTCCGGATGAGCCCTGCCACCCGAAGGCCCCACACCACTCCCCTTGCGTCTGGTAGATAGTCGCGGAAAAGAAATGGCCCGGATACTGGGAGGGCTCTCAGTGCCTCCCGTTGCCTGAATGGAATAGCGCCTTTCACCCCAGCACCTCCGCCAGCTTGCGTGCCCGATAGCCGGGCCCCTTACTTCCACGTCTTTGACTCATCGATTGCCTCCAGTCGTGCTCTGGACTAATACCAGCTTCAGCGATCGCATTTCTTCTTCCAGCTTCTCGATACGACTGGTGAGGTCGTCTAGCCTTTTTAGCACGTCTTCTGGATCGAAGCCGGGGCCGTTGGGGGCTGTGAGAGCCTTGGGATCCCACCCGAGACATCCTGAGGGGCTGTGATCGTGTGTGTCCACTGGTATTGCTTTGTTGTCCGGACCACATCGGTAGACGGTCACTTCTGCGGGCATACTATACCTCCTGTATGGAACGTGTGATGTGCCCGGAGTTCGTCTGAGAACCTTTCGCTGAAATTTACCTGGTGTGTCTCAAAGGGAATTAACACTCTCCCGTTTGATAGCTGTGTATAATTCGCAGCCAGGTCAGATAGAATGTCCTTAACGACTTCGGGGCAGAGCTTTTCCTGCTCGATGAACTCTACTATGAGCAGGTACGAGTCCAATCCTTGGATGTTCTCATGCTGATTCAGCCAGTCCAGCAACTTCTGCCGGATTTCTGCTTTTGTAGGTGTCATCTATTTTCCTCCAATTACAGCAATTTTATTACATCTGGATAAGATCAGCCGGAAGATTTGGGTTTCTATGGGGATCATCTTATCGCCCCTGGCGGAGATCCGCGAGTGCCCGAGTTAGGATGATCGACTGCGCTTTCATCAGGCCGGACGCTTTACCGGATTCGATGAATCTGACTTTTCGCGTTACGTCGTCCTTTGTGACCAGGGTGTCGTGTGTCGGTACGGCTTCTGCCAGGCGGATGAACTCCTTGGCCTCTTTTATGCATCTTAGCATTGTAGTAGCTTGAGAAATTCAAATCACATCCATTGGGAGAGTGGCCTGTCTTTCCATCCTCTCAAACTGTCTGGCTGCTTCGATCAGCCGGTTCAGGCAGTCCAGTTCATCGCTGCTGGTCTCCGATCCGGTGACTGCCTGGACGAGCCCTCGTATAGCTTTCAGGCAACGGTAGTCGCCCATTCGAAAAGTATTCGGGCTCATCGATTGCCTCCAGTCGTGCTCTGGACTAATACCAGCTTCAGCGATCGCATTTCTTCTTCCTGGCTCATCCCAAAATCCTCCTCGCTCGTTCTGTCAATTCCCAGCTCACCAGCCTATACCCTTTCTCCCGGCGGACGTCTACCTTCCGGATGAGCCCTGCCACCCGAAGGCCCCACACCACTCCCCTTGCGTCTGGTAGATAGTCGCGGAAAAGAAATGGCCCGGATACTGGGAGGGCTCTCAGTGCCTCCCGTTGCCTGAATGGAATAGCGCCTTTCACCCCAGCACCTCCGCCAGCTTGCGTGCCCGATAGCCGGGCCCCTTACTTCCACGTCTTTGACTCATCGATTGCCTCCAGTCGTGCTCTGGACTAATACCAGCTTCAGCGATCGCATTTCTTCTTCCAGCTTCTCGATACGACTGGTGAGGTCGTCTAGCCTTTTTAGCACGTCTTCTGGATCGAAGCCGGGGCCGTTGGGGGCTGTGAGAGCCTTGGGATCCCACCCGAGACATCCTGAGGGGCTGTGATCGTGTGTGTCCACTGGTATTGCTTTGTTGTCCGGACCACATCGGTAGACGGTCACTTCTGCGGGCATACTATACCTCCTGTATGGAACGTGTGATGTGCCCGGAGTTCGTCTGAGAACCTTTCGCTGAAATTTACCTGGTGTGTCTCAAAGGGAATTAACACTCTCCCGTTTGATAGCTGTGTATAATTCGCAGCCAGGTCAGATAGAATGTCCTTAACGACTTCGGGGCAGAGCTTTTCCTGCTCGATGAACTCTACTATGAGCAGGTACGAGTCCAATCCTTGGATGTTCTCATGCTGATTCAGCCAGTCCAGCAACTTCTGCCGGATTTCTGCTTTTGTGGGTGTCATCTATTTTCCTCCAATTACAGCAATTTTATTACATCTGGATATGGTTCGTAAATCTCGCCATCTCTATGAGGCCCCTATCCTTCCAGTAGCGGACCAGACCACCGGAGACTGCCGGGAGATGGTCTTGGAAGACAAACGAATCCTCCTTCGGCAAGACCCCCAAGTCTTCCCGGTGCCTGATCGGGCCGCGGCTCACCAGAGAGACCCCCAGAAATCGTTGTAGATCCTGCTCGTGATCTCGATATCCTCAGCACAATGTGCCCTTATGCCCTCCAAGTCGCCATCTTCCCACATTTTGGCTATATCACAGCCGTTGGTTTGCTTTCCGGCGCCATATAGGAACCAATGAAGCTCGCTAAGCGAACATGCGGACACGTCCGTCTGCCATTTTCCCCCGAGGATATCAAAAAGGTCACATATCCTTTGAGATCTCCGGTCAGGAAGGTAGAGCTTGATACCGTATTTGGCGGCCCTCAGCCTGATGAGTGGGATATCAAAATTTTTGATATTAAATCCCACCAATGTGGCCGTTCTGTGCTCATTCAGGAGGTCAGCAAATTCCCCAAGTATCTCCTCTTCCTCGCCCATGATGACCTTCCGGTAGCCGCCCAGGTCGTAGCCTATGGCCACCACCCGGCTGATGATAGCATGGATTCCGGCCTTCTTTTTCGACTTTGGGAAAGCCTGGGTGTATTCGGTCAATCTGTCTGGAATTGTCTCTGCGTCAAAAATTATTGGACTGTTCATTCGCTGCACCACCCTTCTGCTATTGCTTTTGGTTTGATGAACCGTGCCCATAGCTCATCATATTCTGCTTCGGTGATCGCCACAGTATCCTGTTCTGGAGATCCCGGAAACCCACCTGCCCACCGGAGGGTTAGACGATAGCTCATGCCCCGGCCCTCATCTCATAGTCGTAACAGCATTTGTCGCACTGCCAGTCGTTGGGCCATGAACCATGCCCCTTTAGGCACCCGGGCTTATCGAAATGCGTCCGGTCGTTGGCATAAAGAAAGGCCAGATGCTTGCAGTTGCCTCTAAACGATATCAATCCAACACCTCCAAATTCTTCCTGATCGTCTCGGCCCGCTTCGGACCTATGCCCGCACAGTCCACCAGATCGCCGCAGAAGCCGTCTCTGAGGATCAGGCACAGATTGTACCTCTCCAGGATATTTTGGGCCATTTTAGGGCCCACACCGCGTCCTGCGAGGATTGAAAGACCTACTGTCTGTCTCTCCCCGTCTGATGGCTTGGGAGCGAAACCTGAGAGATCCCCGCCTTCCAGGATCTTGCGGGCCCTGAGAAGGAGCCTGGGGAACTGATTGTACCCGAGATGCCAGACCTGTATTCCAGCGCCTATGCAGTTGGCTTCGAACCCATCCACCATCGCGTGATACTGTTCGAATTTCTTGATATCGAAACACCGACTCTTAGAACCTTTGCGACCTTCTCCGGCTGCTCTGGCTATCGCCTTCTCGATATCATGATCATCCCCCAGGACGGCTATAACAAATGGTTCGCCCAGCTCTCGCGCGGCGAGACATTGTCCCCACAAGTGCCCGCTCAGGATGCTTGCCAGGTAATCGCTGTTGCCTTCCTCGGAGAAGTCTTTGATTTCGACATGTAGCACACCACATTTAATGCAGGGGCCATGATCGCAAGGTTCACAGTTAATATCTTTGTGAAGGTTTTCACATATGTCCTCCTTGTCGAACCTGATATCAAACGGGGTGTCCAACCGACCATTGGAAAGACAGAACCGATCATCGGTTTCTATCGCCTTGCTGATCAGCTCCGCCCTCGGGCGCATGGCCTCGTTGCTGTCGATGCTGACATAGATCATGAGAAAGTCACCACCACGAGCAGGAGTCCGGCAACGGCACCAATCATCAGCCCGGCCAGAAAGATGGTCTCTGGTGAATAATTCCAGAGGAGCACCCTGGTTGCCGCACACAGCTCGCTCCATGCTTCGTATAGGGTCATCTGAGCTGGCATGGTCGCACCTCACAGTTCGCACAAGCTTTCCCGCAACCTTCGCATTCCAGCTTTGCCTTTTCGTGGGGCATCATCTGGCCGATCTTACCATGAAAACCGTGATCACAGGACGGCTCGGGGCAACAGATCCCCGGAGCACGGCGAAGCTCTATCCATGCCTCTTCGTGCTCTATCTGATCAGGGGTCGCAGCTATGCTCAGGTGAACCACTGCATAGCAGTAAGCTCGATGCTTCAGCCAGCGCATCATATCGCGATATTCCCCGGTGCGCTGGTATTCCTCCCAGAGGCAAAAGGGCGGGGGCAACGGGGCATTCATTCCAGATCCTCCATGATCGCGGCGGCCTTCTGCAAGCGGGTCATACAATCAACTCCACGTGCTGTTGATGGCCCATTCTCGATTAAATGTCCATCTGGTTTATGAGCAGCCAAATAATTGCACATCAAATGCAATATTTCAGCATCCCCCGGCTGGAAGCAAGCGGCGACCTCCAGAAGCCAGGGGGCATGCGTCAGAGCCATCATATACCTGCCATCAGCTTCCGTTTTGCATGTGGGGCAACGAATGGATGGATCGTTGTAGACCAACCACGGCCCAGGTTTCGCGGCTGCATGTAGCTCTCGGAGCCGGGCAACCTCATCAAATCGAGTCATATCTTCCTCCAAAAATGGGGCTCAGGCCCCGACCTCGTATTCGGCGTCTATTGATTGATCCATTTCGGCGGAATCATAGCAGCCAGCCAGGTCGGTGGCGAAGCATTCCCGAAGGGCCTGCACAAGAGCCACTTTCCTGATCATCGTTCCTGGCATGGTCTTCCAGTTCGCCATGCCTTTGTCAAACTCCTGGAGAGAGACGGTCTGCTTGAATGGCATCTTGCGGTCCTTTCTGTAGATCTCCGCCCACCCGCCCAGAAGCTCTTCGCCCTTTCCCTTTCGGTAGAACGTGCCTTCCCGCTCGACGATCCCATCCTCCACAGACACTATGATGCCCGCCTTGAAGCCGTCGAACTGCGGATGCTCTTCGGCGGTCTTTGTGAACTTGTCTTTCCCTACCACCATCTGAGCGGGCTTGCCGGAATCGTACTTGATCAGGTAGGCCTCCTTCAGGAAAGGATTGAGGTTCCTGGCCTGGCAAAGCTTCAGGAAGATCATAGTCTCCTGGTCCGTGGCAGCCGGGCAGATGTAGGTCTTGATATCCTCGAAGGTCAGTTCGGCCACCTGGAGATCCCTGACGGCTAGACCCGCCTTCGCTAGAGGCCCACCATTCGAAGATCTGCCGTTGGTCTTGGTGCTTGTAGGTCTGGCAGGGAGATTGGGCTTCTGCGGGGCTCTGGCGGGCTCCTCGGCTAAGTCCATCAGT